GAAACTCATTGGCGACGGTGCCTTGATTGGTGGCGAGTGCTGGTATGACCCGGCGCGCAATCCGCAGACGCAAATCGAGCTTGGGCAGTTGCTCTTTAACTACAAGCTCACGCCACCGCCGCCCTTTGAGCGTGGCACCTACGAGACCGAGATCACGGGCGAGTATCTGGTCACGATGACTGGGGGGAACTGAGATGTCCAATCTGCGTATACACACCGTGACCAACGCCTCGGTGTATCTGGATGGCAACAGCTACGTGGGGAAGTGCGATGAGGTCGATCTGGGGTCGGTCAAGACCGTGATGAGAGACGTTCAGGGGCTGGGCATGATCGGCGCGATTGAGCTACCGATGGGCTTTGAAAAGATCGAGGGCAAGATCGTCTGGAACAGTCTGTATCGGGATGCTGCTGCGCAGTGCGCTGTGCCGTTTACCAGCGTGCAGTTGCAGCTGCGCAGTAGCGTCAATGCCTGGGGTTCGCAGGGCAGAACGCAGGAGTTGCCCATGGTGACCTTGATGACGGTCTTGTTCAAGGAGTACCAGCTGGGCAGCTTCAAGACAAACGAGGCGGTCAAACTTGAGACGCCGTTTTCTGCGCTGTACGTGCAGCAAAAAATCGACGGGCGCGAGGTCTTTCTGCTCGATTGCCTGGCCAACATCTTTCGGGTCAATGGCGTGGATCAGTTGGCGAGGTATCGCGCCAATCTGGGCATGAACTGACCTTTACAGGACTGGAATGACACCATGACGATGAAACCTGAACACGCTGGCGAGCCGCTGATTGCGTTTGAACTGATCTTGAAGCACCCGTTTACCACGGCGGGCGGTGAGCGTATCGAAAAGCTCTCGGTGCGCCGTGGCCGACGTGGCGATCTGCGCGCGGCCAATCAATACAGCCGCGATGAGGTCGAGCAGGAAACCTTTCTGTTTGCGCGCCTGGCGGGGCTGACGATGGAAGACATTGATGCGCTGGACATGGAGGATAACGCTGAACTGCTGCGGCGATTTCGCGGACTGCTCGGCAATCCCCCTGCGCAGCCTTGATGCCTTGCAGCAAGTCGATGAGTGGTTAGTCCTGGTGCTGCGCCTGCAACCGTCGGAAATCGATGCGCTGGACATGCAGGATTATTGGCGCTGGTTTGAAGCGGCCAAGGCACACAATCGGCGCATGTGCGGCGATTAGCGCCAAAGGCTGCGCGCTGTACTGAATAGACCCGTGAGCAGCGCGGCCGCCAGAAAGGCTAGGGGCGCAAATAACCACAGGAATACCGCAGCGATGACAAAACCTGCTGTCAACGTCAGGCAAAACACGAATACGCCAAACATGCCTGCGACCAGGATGGCAGGCCACAGCAACACCAACAGCGCAACCGGAATTGCCAAGGCGGCGAACCACACAAACATGGCGAACAGCCACTCAAAGGCGTTATCGGGTTTGCGTGACAGCAGTGCGGTAGCGGGTGTCGTCATGGGTGCATTGTAGGAATCGGGAAATCGCATGGCAAACGGCACGGTCGGCATTGGATTAACCATCGGGGCGGTGACTAAAAGCTCTGTGGGTTCCGCTTTGACGTCCACGCGCCGCGCCCTGGATGGGTTAACGCGCAACACGCGCGCGCTGGAAAAAGCGCAGCTGCGTGTGGGTCGCACCATGAAATCGGGTTTGCTCTCACAGCAGGCCAACTACGACCGGCTGGGGCGGGCAATGGCGCGCGTGCGTGGTGCGCACGAAAAGCTGACAGCGGCAGCGGCGCGCAGCAATGCGGCGATCACTGCCGGGCAACAAAGCTGGGGCAAGCTGGCCACCACGGCCATGGCCGCGTGGGGAACGGCCAAAACCGTGATGGCTACAGCCGGGCAGTCTGCCGAATTTGCCGATGTGCTGCGCGATACGCGCATCAAGGGCAGATTATCCGCCGGGCAGGAAACCGCCCTGGGCGCATCGATCCGGGGCAATGTGGCAGGCACCAATCAAAGCCGCGCGGATTTGGCAGCGGGCGCACACCAGCTGATCATGGGTGGTGCAAGTTTTGAAGAGGTGCAAAGCCAGATCGGCTTGATGGGCGATGTGATGACGGCGCTGCGCACCTCGGGCGAGGAAACGACCGGTGCCATGCTGGCGCTGCGTGACATGGGTGCGACTGACCGCGACGGCATGCAGGGCGGCCTTGAGCGCTTGATTGCCATTGGCGAGCGCGGTCAATTTACGCCGGACATGATGGTGCGCGCCTTCGCGCAGCTGGGCGATACGATCAAGACTGCGGGACTCAAGGGCGATACGGCCATCGCAGAACTGGCCGCAGGTTTGCAGGTTGCCGAAGGCACGATGGGAGCCACGGGCGCGCAGGCGGGCTTGCAAAGCTGGCTCTCGGGCTTGAACGATCCTAAGGTGGCGGCTGCTTACGAGCGCGCGGGCGTGGACTACAAGACCTCCATGGCCAAGCTGCAAAAGTCTGGCATGAGCCAGTATCAGGCAAGCCTGGAACTGGCCGGTGCTTTCGTGCGAGATTCCCTAAGCGCCAAGGATCAGCAGGCGTTGCTAAATGGCGATGAGGACGGGCGCATCTCGGCCATGCTCTCCGAGATGGGGCTAGGCGAGGTCTTCAAGGACGCGAATGCCGCGCGCTTTGCGCTGTCGATTCACCGCAACAAAGAGGCGTATCAGGGCATGACAGGGGCAACGGGCGCGGGTAGCCTGACGGCGCTTGCGGACTTGCGTAAAGATTCGCCCGTGGAGCAAATGAAGGCGCTGCAATTGCAAGCCAGCGAACTGGCGGTGCAAATCGGCAATGCCTTGCTGCCTGCGCTGCTGGGCGTGGTCAATACGCTTTCTCCCATGGTGGCGGGCATCAGCGCCTTTGCCCAGGCCAACCCCGGCGCGGTACAGGCCATTGGGGCGTTGGTGGCTGGAATCGTCGCCTGGCGCGTGGCCAGCGTGGCCGGTATCTTTGCCTTTCGCCAGACCATGATTGTCGTGACACAGGGCGCAAAGGCGTTTCGCATCCTGCGCGCGGGGGTAGCGATTGCGCAGGCGCAGATGGCCTTGTTTGGTTCGGGCGCGGCACTGGCTGGCGGCACCCTGGGCGGCAAGCTGGGCAAGAGCATCAAGCTGGTGGGCAACCTCTTTAAATGGCTTGGCCGTCTGTTTATGACCAACCCCATAGGCATTGCCATCATGGCCATTGCCGGTGCGGCGTATCTGGTCATCCAGTACTGGGAGCCGATCAAGGAATTTTTTGGCAAGCTGTGGGACAGTGTCACGGGGATATTCAGTGCGGCTTGGGATGGGATCGGATCTTTGCTCTCTGGCGCATGGAATGGCATCAAGGGTGTGGCCGAATCCGTATGGGGCGCATTGACGGGATTTTATGGCGGCTTGTGGGACGGCATCACGGGGATATTCAGTGCGGCCTGGGATGGGATCGGATCTTTGCTCTCTGGCGCATGGAATGGCATCAAGGGTGTGGCCGAATCCGTATGGGGCGCGTTGACGGGGTTTTATGGCGGCTTGTGGGACGGCATCAAATCCATCTTTGATGGCGGCATTGCAGATATTGCCAAGACAATATTGGATTGGTCGCCACTGGGTTTGTTCCAAAAAGGTTTTAGTGCCGTCATGAGCTGGTTTGGGGTAGATCTTCCCGAGAGTTTTACCGAGTTTGGCGGCAATATCGTCAGTGGCGTCATTTCGGGCGTGACCGGCGCGCTGACGGCGGCCAAAGAGGCGGTAGTCGGCTTTGGGGAAAACATCAAGGGCTGGTTCAGTTCGGTGCTGGGCATCAATAGCCCGAGCCGGGTGTTTATGGGGCTGGGTGCGAACGTATCGCAAGGGGCGGCGCTGGGCATCAGCGGCTCGCAAAGTCTGGTGCGCGATGCGGCACTTGGCCTTGCTGCCGCCACGGCCGTGACGCTGGCCACCCCCGCCTTTGCCGCACCCGAGGCACCGGCCGGTTTTCAGGCGGGTGGCACGCATGCCAGCGGCATTGTCATTCACTTTTCGCCCACCATTCACGTGCAGGGTGCGGATGACACCAAGGGCGTGGAGCAGGCGCTGCGCCAGGCCCGTGATGATCTGCGCCGCGAGCTTGTGCAACTTCTGCGCGAGGAGCAAGCGCGCGCGCAGCGCCGCACCATGGGCAATATCGGAGAGCGCTGATGTGGGCGATTCTGGGCGAGATTGAATTTGAGGTGCTCACCAGCCCCAGCGACTTTGAGCACAAGTTCGCCAGCGGCTTTGCCGAACACGCGCGCGCAAGCGGCAAGCCCCTGCTCGAAGCGGTCGGTGGCGATCTGGACGAAATCGCCCTGACGATCTTGCTGCACACAAGGCTTGGTGATGTCCAGGCGCGGCTGCGCGAGATCCGCCAGGC